GCCAGCCGCGGCGGGTCAATACCTCCATATCGGGAGTGTAGCAGAAGCCGTAGAGGTGATCGGCGCGCGGATTGCGCGGGAAGTAGATCAGCTGTTGATCGGTAAACTGGTTGAAGACCTCGCCTTCTTCGGTATTGGTGCGGGTCCCGTCCTCAAGCAGCACCCATGGCCGCCCGTGGATGATCTGCTCGAAGGCCGGCGCTGGCGGCCGCGGCCGCCGGCCGGTGTCATCGATCAAAACCTTGATCGTGGCGCCATCAATGATGTCGAGGCCGATGATGTCACCACCGCGGTTGAGCCGCGGCTCGATCGCCGGTGCATCGGTGACCAGCACCTGATCGGTCAATTCGCGCAGCCAGGTGGCGAATGGCGTGATCCCATCCGGGTATTGCCAGAACGCGGTCAGCTGCTGGATGCGCTTGTCGGTGCCGGCCTTCTTTGCCGCGTCTTCGTCGCGCTGCTTGATGGCCCAACCAAGCTTCTCGACCTGGTCCTTGCGCGTCTCGATGCAAAGCCGGGTGATGTCGTCATTGGCCAACCACTTGAGCTCGGGAAAGCCGATCGGCTCAAACGAGCGTGGCGTATAGATGTAATTGATGCCGACCGGAAAGTTGTAACGGCGGGTGCGCTCGTAATCGACCGGCACCAGTGGATAACCCGGTGCAAACAATCCGCCCGATGGCTGAAAGACCGGCGCGAACTGGTTGATGTCGCCATTGGTCACCGGACGGGGGCTGCCAGCAGCACCACCGCCTTGGCTCCAGGCGTAGCTCGAGACCGGCGCGCCTTTGCCGCGACCGCGGAATGGCGCCATCAGTGTGTTGACCATGCCGACAAGCGAGGTCTGGGTTCCACCGCGCGGCATGTCAGGTCTCGGTATTGCGGCTGTTGATCATGTTGAACCACTCCACCGATCCTGGCTGCGGCACTGGCGCCGGCCGCGCCTGCTCGCGCTGTTGCGCTTCGCGTTTCGCCTGTTGCCGGTACAGTTCGAAAATTCCCTCGCCGGGCATTGGTGCGACGAGCAGATCGCTAAAGGCCCACACCAGCGCGTCGACGCGGTCGGGCGAATAGCCGAGCGCGACGCGGTCCAAATCGATCGTGAAGGCGCACATCTGGTCTTCGAGCGTCGGGAAGGTGCCGACGTGGTGCATGCGGCCCTGCTCGTAGAGTGCGGCCACTGGCTCGGCGCGCATCACCTTGCCGCGCGAGGCATGCACGGCCTTGAACGAGATATTCTTGTCGACCATGCGCAGCGTGGCTTCGACCATGTCGCCGCCGTTATTGACCTCGGCGACGATGCGGTCGGCCTTGTGCTTGCGGTACAAACCAATGGCCGTGTTGGCCCACTCGATCGGCGTGTAGCGGCCGGAACTGTCGTCGAGCACATAGCCGTGCCCCTCGGCGTCCTTGCCGGCGACGATGATGCCGGTCTCGTCGGAATCCTCGCCCGAGGTCACCGCCGGGTCGATCGCCACGACAATGCGGACGAGCTCGGGCACGCTCCTATAGGCGGGCCAGCGCAGCTCCTCGAGGCGCGCGCGGTTCCATAAGGCGCCGGGGACATCGTCGAGGACCTCGGCATCTAGTTCCTGACGGCCCAATCGCGTGCCCTCGTACTTGCTGATGATCTGTTGCAGAAAGGCTGGTGCTAGATTGTCCCGGTTGGCGTAAGTCGAGCCGCGGACCACGACCGTTGTCGGGTCGGCCAGCAGCTCGCGGATGATCTTGACGGGCTTTGGTGTCGTGGTGACGACGACGCGCGGATCATTGCCGAGACGAAGCCCGAACATCAGCATGTCCCAGGCCTCGGGATAGCGCCAGGTGGCGATCTCGTCGCACCAGGCGAGGTCGTGCTGCGGACCGCGCAGGCGCTCCGGCTCGTCGGCGCTGTAGGTCGTGGCGATCGCGCCGTTGGGCCAGGTCAGTCGCCGCTTTGACGGCTCGTAAACCGGCCGCTCGGTTTCGTGACCGACGGCGAGCAGACCGCTTTCACCCTCCACCATGACGTCACGGGCATCGGCCGCGGTTGCCGCGACCAGCGCGATGCGCCGGTGGCCGTGGCGATTGACTCGATCGTGGATGTACTCAGCGCCGGTGCGGGTTTTGCCAAAGCCGCGACCGGCCAACAGCAGCCAAGTACGCCACTCGCCAGGCGGCGGCAGCTGTTCTTCACGCGCCCAATATTTCCACCGGCGCGCCAGAAGTTGGCGTTGGACATCACTCAGTTTGTGGAGGAATTGCTTGCGCAGCGCTGGCGGCGAGTAGGCGATCGATTTTGCGATCGAGATCGTCTTCGGCATGTCTGATTTCGATTGGGTCCCCGCCCGCGAGCCCGGTGTGCGCATGGATGCTGACCTCGCGCAGGCCCATGCGGGTTTTGGCAAAGAAGATCAGCAGCGTTGCTTCTGTCCGCGGGTCTTTAATGCCGCCATCGCGTCCGAGCATGGTCGCGGCGATCCTTTTACCGGCCAGCAACTTCAGTTGGGTCGCACCCGCGGCGATCTCTTCCTTGAAATACTTGCGCAATGTCTTGGGGTCGATCGCCTTGCCGCTCTCAGGGTTTTTGATGATGCGGCAAATGTCGGTTTCCGGGATGCCAAAACCGATCAAGAGCTCGACGTTCTCGCTCTGCTCGGCGGTCGGCTCAAAGGCACGTCGAGGCATTGGCACTGCATAAGTTGTTGAAACAAAAAAGCCGACGGTCTTCCGGGCGCCGGCTGTCGTTCTCAGAGAAAGCGAGTTCGATCGATCGCTTCTGGGTGCTCGAGCAAGTAGAGCATCGCCAGCCTGACGACGTGCGGGATCTCGACGCCGGGCCTCTCGTAATTCTGTACACACCGCCACGTGCGATCCAACGCCGTGCCGGCCTCACGCTGTGTCAGACCGAGGCGCTCGCGCCACTCAAAAAAGGTCAGCTGCTGCTGCGCACGTTGCATGCCGCCGCGAAGAATAGCCGGTCATCCGCCGGGACGCAATATTTTCGTGCTAACACGCCGCGTTTACCATCTATACCAGTGGACGGAGACGAAATTTTTTCGTATGATGCGCGGCATCAGAAACCGGAGCACACCGATGAAAACGACAGACCGCGTTCTTGGATTTGAGGAGTTTCAGCGCACCCGCACGCCATGCGCCGATCTCGGTCAGGCACTCGCCGACGCCCGTTGGCCGGTCAAAGGCCCGCCGGGCAAGGGCTTTCTCTACTGCTGCGGCGAACCCGACAAGGACGGCTATCGCGGCGGCCTTTACATCGAGGAGATCGCCTGTCATCCGCCGACCTCGACGAATGGCGCGCGCCAATATCTCCTGATCATCGGCAACTATGAGAGGGTCAGCGAGGACCTCGCCGCGCTTGAACTCGACCTCTACGACTTCGCAGTCCGCGAGGGCTACTGCGACAAGCAGACCGGGGAGACCTCACCGCAAGCTGGCGATTTCACGATGAGGCCGATGACCGAGGTGTCGCAAGACCCGGTGCACGAGACGGATGTCGACGCCATGGTCGACGCCGCCTTTGCGGCGCTGGCAGCACTACACCCCGAGTGCACGAGCGGAGACATGAACCCAGAGGTTCTGCACCGCGTGCGCGAGGTTCTCCGGGCCGCCGCTGAACATTCGGTCGAGGTCAACCAGTGAGCCCACAGGACCATCCCGTCACCCTTGATTTTATCGCTGGGCAGCTACAGCGCGTGCTATCGGAGTTGCGCACGCTGCGCGACGATGTCGATGTGCTGAGCGAAATCGCCCGCCGGCACGACGCCAGCTTTGACCGGCTCGAAGAGCGGCTCGACACCGGCCTAGCGGGAGTGCGCAGTGAGATGCGCGAAATCCGCGCTGAATTGCGGGCGATGAACCGCCAGCAGCAGCGCACCGCTGCACGCGTGCGCGCCGTTGAAGAGCGGTCGACATGACACCGGCGCGATCGAGCCGGACGCCTAACGCGCACAACCGCGAATGCGGTCGAGGATCCATCGCATGACCGGCGCGGCCATGCTGTTGCCGATGGCGCGGTAACGCGGTCCATCGGCGGCCGGCTTGCCGCGGAATTCGATCGCCGTCCAGTCGGCAGGCAGTCCCTGCAGCCGCTCGCACTCGCGCGGCGTCAGCCGCCGCGGGGGCGCTACCGACAGTGGATCGGCGACCACGGCGTCTTCATTGCCCTTTTGTCGGTATTGGTGGACGCAGCCGCCGCCATGACCGCCGCTGAGCGGCGGGGCGACGTTGAGCGGTCTCGATTGCCGGTTGCCGCCAAAGGCAAGCAGCAGATCCTGGTCGCCCTTGTCGGCGTCGGCCGACAGCGGCGTCACGACAGCTGGTGCGCCATCCTTGCCGCGCGTGAAATGCGACGCCTTGAACACCAGAGGGGCGGCATCGCCCTTGCCCGAGAGTCCCGACTGCGCCTTCAGCGGCGCGCCGCAGCCGTTGCGGACAAAGCGGCTCTCAAACGCGATTGCCGGCGCGTGACCTGCGGCCGCCAAGGGATGGCATGGGCCACCGGGTTTTGGCTGGCTGCGGTTCTCGGGGTGCGTGATCTGCGTCGTATCGAAGGCGATTGCCTGCCCGTTTGCGCCAGTGTTGGCCGTTCGCAGAGCGTAGGCGATCGCCGGCGAGCCGTCCTGGTCGAGGCTCATCGCCGGATCGCCGGCGCGGCCGATGCCGCCACCGTGCGTGGTGCTGCTGCCGCTTGCGCGAAGAGGCACAGCCGCAAGGTTTCCGGCAATGTCTTGCCTCGCGTCTCGGCGCGGCGCAGGATCCCGGCGCAGGCTTTGGCGCTCAAATAGAACCGCTGCGGCAGCTCGCCAGTCTCCAAGACATCCGACAATGAACAGGCGTCGGCGGCGCTGGGGCACTCCGAAGAACTGAGCGTCCAGAATTCGGTAGGCGAACCCATACCCGCATTTTGCCAGCGCCCCGAGGATGGCGCCAAAGTCGCGCCCCGCTCCCGACGACAACAGACCGGGGACGTTTTCGAAGACAACCCAGCGGGGTCGAATTCGGCCAATAAGGCCGAGGGCGACAAAGGCCAGGTTGCCACGCGGGTCATCCAGGCCTTGGCGCTTGCCGGCGACCGAGAACGATTGGCAGGGCGAGCCGAAGACGACGAGGTCGACCGGCTCAATGGCGGCAGGTTTGATTTTTCTGACATCACCAAGGTTGAGAAGGTGGGGAAAGCGCTCGGCCAGCACGGCTGACGCGAACGGGTCGATTTCGGCGCACCAGCGCCAGTCGATCTTGGGTGCTGCGGCTTCGGGCGCGCCGATGCCGCTGAACAACGTGCCGCCGGTGAGCTTGTGCAATTATCCCACTCGTTAAGGTTGTTTCCCAGTGGACGGAGACGAAATTTTTTCGTATCGTGCGCGGTACAGAAACCGGAGCACACCGATGAAAAGCGAGGGGGGCGGCAGCGTTTTTTTCGGGAGGTCTTCAATGGCTCTTCGCAACGACCCGACCCGCAAGGGTCAACTCGCCGCTCCCAAGCGGCTCTTTGGCGAGTACCACCGCTATGCGGTGGCGCCGGTTCACACGCGCTTCGGCGCGGTCGAGTGGATCGTGTGGGACGCCCACACCTGGGACGCCCACGGCGTCAACCCGGCCGTCATTCGGCAGGCCTCAACCGAGGCCGAAGCCGTTGCCGGCCTCGACGACATCATGCGTGTGATCGCGCCGAACCTGACGCTGGTCAGCCGCATTGGCATTGACAGCGCCCTGAATACCTAAAGACCGAACGGCCGCCCGGGGATCCCTAAGCGGCCGTTCAAAGTCCTCGGACCTTGAGGCGAAGCCGAGGGCGCCTTGATCTCCCGTTCCAAAGGAAATCGCCGCAGCCTACCCCTTCCCCCTTCACACGAGCAATCGCTATGAACGATATCCTCGACGACATCCTTACCAGCACCAGAAAGCTGCACCGCCTGCTGAGCTACGCCGATGCGCTCACGCACGGCATCCGGCGCATGGGGCACATCGACCCTTCCCCCTTCACAAGAGCAATCGCTATGAACGATATCCTCGACGACATCCTTACCAGCACCAGAAAGCTGCACCGCCTGCTGAGCTACGCCGATGCGCTCACGCACGGCATCCGGCGCATGGGGCACATCGAGGTCGACGGCCTGCGCTTTGAGCGGCAGGGCCACGAGCTGAATGCCGATGGCCGGCACACGCTGACCTATGAGCTCGCCGGCACCGGCAAGCTCTATCATGTGACGATCGAGCCGGTGGCGGAGACGCACCGATGAACGAGAACACATCGCTCAGCTGGTCGTGGCTCCGCGGCTATCGCTTCGAGGCGATCACGGTGCTGGTGGTCGTCATGTGTGTGGCGGCCGGCGGAGCCGGCGCCATCGGCACACTCGTCTACAGCCTATTCGAGCCGATCAACCACCTGCTCGGCCAAGTGCTTCCCTAACGCATTCCCGTTCCACGAGGAGACCTCAATGGCAACCGAAACCAATCCCTATCCCGACACCCGTCCCTACCGGAGCTTTGCGGAGATCGCTGCCGACGTCGAGAAAAAATACCAGGAGGCGCACGACCCAAAGCGCGCCGCAGCATCAGAAGACAGCATCATCCAGGGCGCCTGGTTCACAGCCTTCCTCGTCCCGATCGTCGGTTTTGTGCTCGGCGCGATCCTGACGACCCGGCAGCGTGAAATGCACGGGATCTGGGCCATGGTCGTATCCACGGTCATGGCGCTGGTGTGGGGGCTCGTGCTCCGCGCTGTGCTGTGACGAAACCGCGCGCCGGCGGTTCCCGGCGCAACTCCCGTTCCACAGGAGCAACCCATGAAGCTGATGAAACTGTTGAGGTACGCGACGATTGCGACAGCGCTCGCTCTGTCGGCGTGTGACACCGTTGATCTCAATGGTCTCGCCGACGTCGCCGACGGCCTGCTGCTGCTCGACGCCGCGATGCAACCCTCGAGACCGACCCGGACGTTCTGTCAGGGGTATGGAGTCAACCCACAGGGAGTGGTCTCGTATTCCTGTTGGTAGTATAGTTAACCGAGCGCCGGCGGCTCATCCGGCGCAACTCCCGTTCCACAGGACCAGCAATGAGCAATTTCCGAACGTTACGCGAGATCGTCTATGACGTGCTCGATGACGGCCGCCACAACGGCGACTTCCCGTTCGAGCGTGCCGCGGTCGACATCGCTCGCCTCAAAGAGGCGCTTGAGGAGCGGATCGAGTATCCGGTCCCGGGCGACTGGTTCGACCTCGACGAGCTCGCCGACATGGTCGACGACTGGTTCGACTCGCGGAGCGTCGCATGCATGATGCGCAACTGAAGGACAGTTTTTGCGGCAGTGGCCAGAGGGGCCACAGGTGACACCGACCGGCTGCGCGCCGAAACCGGCACTCTGGCAGCTGCGATTAGAGTAGCCCCGAGGGATGGCGGCAGCATGAGCAAGGTCGTCGAGGGCGAGCTCTACGAGATGGTCAACATCTATCCGGCGGACAGCGGCCTGCCGATGACCGTGTGGGCCGGACCCCGCGGCAATGCTCGGCACGATGTTCGGGTCAAGGTCAACATGGCGCACGGCAATCGGATGTCGATCGCCAACACCGCAATCGTCGCGGTTCGTCCGGTGCCGCGCCTGATCGCCGGCCGGTTGTCCGCGGCTGATCTGCAAGCGGTCAGTGACTGGTTGCGGCTCAACGAAGCGGCGCTCGTGGCGCATTGGGACGGCCAGATTTCCGGTGTCGAGCTCGGCCGGCGACTGCAGCGCCGGCTATGAACGACTTGTTCTGGTCTTTCCTGCGTGGCCACCGCTTTTGTTGTTTCGCGTCGCGACGAAGATCGGCGGTGTCGGATGAGAGCCATGAGATATCACGTTTACCCGATCGCCAATGCCTATGAAACGCTGCGGAGGAGCGCGCAATGAGCGAAGCCGAGGACCTGACGCTGATGACCAACCTCTACCCGCGCACCACCGGGCTGCCGATGGTCGTGTGGGTCGGCCCCAGCTATGGCGCGCCGCATGATGCGCGGATCAAGGTGATGCAAGTGCACGGCACCCGCATGGATCCGGGCAACCTCGCCGTCGTGGCACTCAGGCCGTTGCCGCATGTCGTCGCCGGCCGCCTGACCGCCGGCGATATGCAAGCGGTCGACCGATGGATCACGCTCAACGAGACGGCGATCATCGACCACTGGAACGGATTGACAGACGGCGCTGAGCTCGCTCGGCAGTTGCGGCGGCTGCCATGATGAGTGAACGAATGAGCGACATCGCGCAATTCAGCGCCCTGGCTGCCCTGATCATCGGCGGCTTTGGGCTGTTCGCGTTTATGTTCACGCGCCTAGAAAAGCGCATGGATCGTTTCGAAGAGAAACTCGACAGACTTCATCTAACGGACTTGCCGCAGTTGCGTCGCGATCTTGCCGAGGAATTTCGCGCGCAACGCGCCGAGGTTGCCGCGCAAGTGTCGGCGATCGCCAATGCGATCAACGCGGCACGGCGGCAGTGATGAGGAGACTGCCGAATGACTGATCGCCTCACTCTCGCGCATGCGCTGGAGCAAGGTGGTATCGCTCGCGACGCGGCGGAAAGCATCGCGACCGAGATCTATGACGCAATCCGCACAAACGTCGCGACCAAGGCCGACATCGCCGCGCTGCAGGCCGACCTCGCGGCTCTCGAAAATCGGATGCTGTGGCGGCTCGGGCGAATGATTGCGGTCGCCACCACCGGCTTGGTCATCGCAGCGACCGCGACGGCAACCGGCGTTATCCTTCACTATCTGCCTCACGCTTGAGGAGACCGCATGAGCGAAGAACCCGACAATCTCGTCCTACGGCTCTTGCAGGAAATCCGAACCGAGCTCGCGAGCTTACGCGATGACGTGAACGTGCTGACCGCCATCGTGCAGCGCCTCGACAACAGCCACACCCGGCTGTTGGCCGAGATCCGCGCGACGCATAGCCAAGTCTCTCGTCACGGCGAGCGGCTACGCCGCCTTGAGGGATTGGCACCGAGCGCCCATGACCCAGTCAAAGATTGAGCCGGTCGCAAGCGTCGAGCCCGACTACACCCGATGTCGCGCCGTGGTGGTGTCGCAGGGCTTCAATGCCCAGCAATGTTCGCGCATTTAACTCACCGGGTCAGTGCGGACGACCGCAGCCCGACGATCCCGAGTTCGCGGTTGTCGTCGGCGACTGCCCGCTGTGGCCCGGTTGCGGCTGCGAGGTCGATCTGCCGTGGCCGCACGGCCGCAATGAACCGGTCGAGATGGAAGAAAGGTGTGACGACTTATGACGCTCTGAGGAAGGGACGGCCAAGCAATATGGGGGATAACAAATGGCCCACTACCAAGACCTAATCCGAAAACTCGCGCCCGCCGCCAACCCGCGGCATGTCGAAGCCTGGATGCGCACCCAGTTCGGCGCACTCGATGATCTGCCGGCGGACCGCTTTCGCCATGAGGTCGAGCGCGCGCTGACCTACATCGCCAAGTCCACACCCGAGCGCCTCGACGAGCTGGCCAGGAGCTATGGGCTGTGAACCATGAACCTTCTGGCTTGGGCAGCCTTCGGCGCGGACATCGTAGAGATCGCCTTGCTTGGCGTGGTGATCTGGTTCGGCGTTCGCGCAATGAAGCTCCATGCGGGGACGCAGCAACAGATCCGTCGCGCTCTTCACGCGATCGTCGAGGAGCTACGCAAAGGCCGGAAGAATGACTGAAAGAGGAGCCGCACCGATGAGCGATTTTTACGAAAGTCTGGATACAGCAGCGGCACGGGTGATCCAAGCGACCGCGCGCATACTCGACGACTCGGCGACGTCTTTCCCCGCCGATACTTTCCCCGCCGATAGCGGAAGACCCGAATTGGCAATCTTGACGCTGGTTCGCGCGGCCGGTTGGTTGATCGGCTTCACTGCCGCCAATCCCAATCCGGCGCACGTCAAAGCAATGATCGACGCGCACTGTAAAGCTCTGCGCACGGCTGCCACCGATCCCTTAAAGGGCAGGGAGGGCAAAGAACTTCAGCGCCAAGTGATCGCTTGGCTGCGGCGGAACCGAGGAAACTGATGGCTGACGACTGGCCGGGAAACTTCACCGCAACCGAATGGCTGCTGTTTGCGGCGCTAATCGCCTGGGTCATCACGACCCGCGGCAAGCAGGCTCCGGCCTGGACGCAGGCACCATGGGCTGTCGCGCTCTTTTTTGGCGCTTGGTTCGCGATCTGGATCTTGTCGTTGCGGTACGACCAAAAACCGCTGCTGGATCTGCCCTGATGCCAGCAACACTGTGGTGGGGGCCCGGCGACGACCCCGGCGACGATCTGCCCGCCGAGGTGCTGGCCGAGATCGAGGCTGACGTCGCGCGCTACCGCAACGGTCGCATCCGTGCCGCACGCAAGCGGCTGGCACCACCAGCCTTTGTCGACGTCACGCTTGCTGAGCTGGCGGAGATCGCACGGCGATGGCTGCGCGGTGAGTCGCTGCGCGCCATTGCCAAATCGCTCGATTGGGACCCGGTGTCGATCAGCAGCACGCTAGACGCATTTACCGTGGGGTTTCGGCCAGACTTCGATTTCGACCGCGGCACAAGCCGCCGGAACGAGGTTGCAGCAGCCCTCGCGAAATTCGATCGTGGTGAGCCACCCGAGCGCCGGCCAAAGTTCAGGCGGTTTTCACCCAGCCATCTCGAACAGCGCCGTGCAACCCGTCGCGCCACTGAGCGCGGGAGTCCATGATGCGGAATGACCTTGCCGAAAGAAGGCTATTTTTGCACCTCCGATTTTTTCCCGGGTAGCTCAGCTGGTAGAGCGACGCGCTGTTAACGCGTTGGTCGGGGGTTCGAGTCCCTCCCCGGGAGCCATCTAGCTGGTGCGAGAATCCGATCGTTTCCCTGGCCGCGAAATACTCTGAGGTACCTCAATGAGGTATGCCTAGCGTGATATCAAAAACCCAGGCCTATTGCTTGCTTGTTGCCAGCTATATCGTCACCGGCAAGCTGTCACTGCTGATGGCGGTACCGCCGGGTTATGCATCGCCGATCTTTCCGCCGGCCGGGATCGCCGTCGCGGCGATGCAGATCGCCGGCCCGGTGACGCTGCCCTGGACGTTTCTCGGCTCATTTCTGCTCAATCTGTGGGTCGGCGCCGGCCAGACCTCGGTCGTGGCAGTCGCGGCGGCGGCCGTCGTCATTGCCGCTTCCTCGACCTTGCAGGCTGCGATCTCTGGGATGGTCTTGCGAAGCGCAATCGGCTACCCCATGCCGCTCGCCCATGCGCGCGATCTGTGGCGCTTTTTACTCCTGTCGTCGGTTTGTTGTCTGACGAGCGCGACATTGTCGCTAGGCGGCCTGTCGGTTCTCGGTGCCGTGCCGCTGCCCCATCTTTTGACAAATTGGGTTTCATGGTGGATCGGCGACACTCTTGGCGTTCTCATCACGCTCCCCCTGGTGTTCGTCGCCGCCGGCGAACCAAGGCATGTGTGGCGCCACCGCGCCGTGCCGGTAGCGCTGCCGGTGCTTCTGTTTTTTGCGCTGTTCGATGCTCCGACCGCGTTCTACCTTGAGCAGCACTTCGCTCTCAAGTGGCAGACCTGGGGGGTTCTCGTCGCCGGGGTCATCAGCACCTGCGTGTTGGGCGCATCGTTGCTCCTCACCAGCGGCCATGCGCACCGGGTCGAGAGGGAGGTCGAGGACCGCACGCGAGAGCTGCAACAAGCCCAAGCCGCATTATTCCAAGCCCAGAAGATGGAAGCCATCGGCCACCTTACCGGCAGCATTGCGCATGATTTCAATAACCTCCTTACCGTGATGACTGGCAGCGCCACGCTGTTGCGCGATCGCGCGGCTGATGACGTCGTTGCGCGGCGTGCCTCGGCCATCATCCGCGCCGGCGAGCACGGCGAGAGACTGATCCGACAATTGCTCGCCTTCTCGCGACAGCAGACATTGCGGCCAGAGACCGTCGATTTGCGCCAACAACGTCATCAGCTCGGCGAACTGGCCTCGAGATCGCTGCGGGAGGATATCGAGATCGTTGTCGACCTCCCGGAAAACCTCTGGCCGGTGACGATTGATCCCGCCGAATTCGAACTCGCGCTGCTCAACCTCGGGGTCAATGCCCGCGATGCGATGCCGAATGGTGGCCAGTTGCGTATCGAAGCTCGTAATGTCTCACTCCCCTCCGGCGATGCTACGGGCTGTGGACTGACGGGCGACTTCGTCGCAGTGAAATTGTCGGACACCGGTACGGGGATGACACCCGAGGTCCTGGCGCATGCCTTCGAGCCCTATTTCACGACCAAGCCGGTCGGTCTGGGATCGGGGCTTGGCCTCTCTCAGGTTTACGGTTTTGCCAAGCAGAGCGGCGGTACCGCATTGATCGAAAGCGAATTTGGACGAGGCACATCGATCACCCTGTTGCTCCCCCGGGCGATGGATCTTCCGATACCTCCTCATTGCCCTCCCCGGGAGCCATCTAGCTGGTGTGGCCGCGAAATACTCAGCTAGTCTAGCTAGGGCCACAGCCAGCGCCAGACCATCTCGACCAAATCCACCAGCGCCATCCAGGCGACCACGAAGGCGAACGCGCAGAGCGCCACGATGGCGATCTCCGTCAGCTTCTCGATCAGCGTTTCAGGTTTTCGGCCGCGAATTGCCGGTCCGCTCGCGGCGCCAGGTGCGGTGCTTGACCCGCTCGATGCGGCGCTCGTCGATCTCGTCGAACACGATGTCGGGCTCGTGGAACGACTGGCCGTGCAGACGCCACTTGTTCAAGCGGCCGTCGGGCGAGCGACCCGCGATCCACTCGCCGATCCTCCAGCCCTCAAGCTCGCGCACCCAATAGAAACCAGGTTCACGCCCGGACATTGCGCCAGGACCGTGTGCGACCCCGGTCGATCTGGTGCTCGTCGATCTCCTGCAAGTCCCGGTCGCGGTGGGTAAAGAAGCAGCCGGGCAGCCGCCAGTTGGCGGTGTCGCCCTCGCGCGAGTGACCCTTGGTCCATTCGCCAATGGTCCACCCATCGGGGTGCTCGGAACTCCCGAGAAGCCGCACCCAATAGAAGCCTGGTTGGCGAGAGTTGGCGGGCACGATGGGCAAAGGGGGGCGGCCGACCGGCATGTCCAGCCGCCCCGCAGGTTGATGGGGGACAGGTCTCGGGGGCAGATCCCCGGACCTGCAGCGATCCTAGCACAAATGTTCATTCCGCAATGGTGTGCCGCCGCCGCTGGGCCGATATCAACCTGGTTACCACCCGGAACGAGCAGTCAAATGGACACCTTTTATTTTTCCCCCTACGAGCTGCACGTCCTCCTGGCCATCGAGACCGTGCAAGCTTGCGCGCTGGTCTGGGTCATTCGCGAACTTCGCCGCACCCGCTATGTCGGCGCTAATCAGCAAGCCGTGTTGCGCCGCACGCTGAACCGCATCGGGATTGGTCAGTCGGCTGAATAAGTCAGGCGGCGTCGCCCGGTCGCCGTCCCGCTGCCGAAGTTCGCGGGTATCATCCCAACCGCAACAGAGTGGAGCAGCACCTTGGCAACGCGTCCGACCGCTCTCGTGGTGATCTTCAGCGCCGCGACCCTGCACCTGGTCGAAGCCTTTATCATCGCCGGATCGGGCGCGGCCGATAACTCGATCCCGATCGCCTCGCTGCTGAACGCCTTTCAAGGTCAGCGCATCACTCTGGCCGCCACCATGCTGCTCGCAGCGTTGTTGGCGCTCAGCGTAGCCCGCCAGCGTCCCGGGCTTGTCGCCATCATCGTGCTGATCCCGCAGCAGAGCTTGCTGGTGATCACCGCGATCGGCGCGTTCGCTTACGCCTGCATGGGTCACTACGCCGACGGCTACGTGCCGGCGGGCGGCGGTCTGTTTATCTTCGCCGACCAGCTGCCGCGCGTGTTGTTCGCCATCACCCACCTGGTGGCCAGCTATCAATGGCTTTGGAGCGACGACGCCGCGCGCTCGCGCTGGAAGCGGAGCACGGTCGATAAGATCCTCTCCGAGGCGAATTGGGCGGCGCTGTCCGATGACCGCGAGGACGATGTGCTCGTGATCCCGGTCGACGACATGCGCGAGATCATCAAGGGCCGGCTGTAAGACGGTCGCGGGCCGCTTTGATAGACGGGAAAATCAGCCGGTTGGGGAGAGACGCCGATTACTATTTTTCAAATAGTAATAAACAAATTATGGGTACTCGTGCGGCCGGTGCCGGGCCCACTCATCGAATCTGACCTTCTGGAGACGTCGTCGCGGACTGTCACCGCCAGAGGTGACACCCCGCTTTGATAGACGGGAAAATGGCCGGCGCCGGGCGTATACACAGCGCCGCCGGCGTGCTCGAAGAGTGGCGGTTTGCCTGGGTTTCGGGTGTATTACGCGGCGCCGCCGCGGGCCGTGGATCGGCCCATTTTCCCGTTTGGGGTCGCAACGTAGCCCTAATTCAGGGCGCGCTCGCGGTTGAGGGCGCGCGCGGCGAGCCTGGCGCGGCGCTGCGCTTCCTCTTGAGTGGGGCCGTAGATGATGCCCCACAGCTCGTCAGCGCGACGGATTTCGCACACGCAGGCGGTGCGGCCGTCGGCGGCGGCCTCGAAGATGCGGCCAGGGACAAACATCAGGCGGCGGCCGCGAACTTGCGCAGCGGCCTGCAGGTCAGCCGCCACCCGGTCTGCACCGTGTGTGTGAAACGGGATGTGAATTCGGCCGCGGTGATCCCGAGGAACTTGAGGAGGCTCGCCTTGTCGGTGCGCTGCGAGCTCGAGGGCGGGCTCAGCACGACGCGGTAGGCCGCACCCTCGATGCGCAGCAGTTCGCGCCGGATCGCCTCGGCCTTGAGCGCCTCGATCGCGGTCTGGTGGTCGCCGATCTCGTCGGCGAGGGCGGCCGGCGACAGCCCATGCAGCCGCTTGGTTTCGGGGGCGAGCCGCTTGGTCATTCGGTCTCCGGGATGGCGACGGCGCGGACCGCGGCGTCCTTGGCTTCGAGCAGCTTGCGCAGGCTGACGGTGCGCTCCGGGCCCGCGGGAACCGGCGCCACGACCTGCTGGGCGAGCTCGGCGAAGGGGCGCGAGACCCCTTTCAGGTCCTCACGCAGGTGGTCGTAGGCGAAGAACTTCAGCATCCGCTCCATGCAGGCTCGCGCTCAAAGGGGGGGATTAGGTGGGTTCGCGTTCGCTCGCGTCGGTTCGCGTCGAAACCTCCGGGGAAACCTCCGGGGAAACCTCCGAACCCTGAAACCGTTCTGACCGGTTTCCCTGGAACCCTTCTGACCGGGTTCCCTGCCCGGTTTCGGGCAAGATCGCGCTGATCTGGCCATGGGCGGGCCGATCCCAGCGCTGGCTGTAGTCGAGGCGGATATAGACGGCATTGCCCTTGGCGCCCGAGCCGACCGGCATGTTGGGTCGCGGCCGATAGACCCGCCGGGCGATCATTCGATCCTCCAGATCCGCATCACGCCGGCCTGGTCGACGCCGGCGGTGAACGTGCGGAGATAGCCGACGACGGTCCCGACAGGCGCGCTCTGCGCCACCGAGACGCCAGTGATCATGATCGACATCAGAAGCTCCCGGTAGGCGTCGTCGCCGACAGCATCTCGCCGGCGATGAAGACGGCGTTAGGCTGCTGCGTGCGCCGACAGGCCGCCCCTTGCCAGGCGGCGATCAGATCGGGGTAGGGCCCGGAGATCACCGAGACGAGCGGCGGATCCCCATCGTGCAGCACGCGCATGACGTAAAAGCGCGGCTCCTTCGGCCGGTCTGGTCGGGACTGGAGTATTTTTTTTGCTCCAGTTGACTCTCAGCAGCTGCCGGCGCACCCGGCAACGAATTCCATTCGGATCAGACCGGCCAAGCGCTGCACGCCGGCGGTGTCGTTGTGCCCGATCAGCCAGTGAGTGCCGTTGCTCTCGACCAGCACACCGTCCGGGTGCCGCGACCATCCGAGCACGCGCGGCCAGTCGGGTAGACCCTCGAGCCTCCGCTCCTCGGCGATCGCCTGGGCGATCAACACAGCGACCTCGGGCTCGTCATCGTCATCGGCACCGACGACGATCAGGTCTGGGCGTTTCATGTGAAACCTGTTGCCGTGCCTTGCGCAGGGCTGGCTCTTCGTGCCGTCGAACGGCGCAGCCGCGTCAGCACTGGCCGGAGATTGATGTCGCCGGCACC